AAAGAAGAATTCCTCACAAATAAAGATAAATTAGTTTGGACAAATTGGAGTCCTAATAATACATACGTTGCCCCTGGAAATGATCCCTATGAGGGATGGCAAATTGCAGGACTGTATTTGGAGCATGGGCAGCACATTGTTGATAATATTGATACCTATAGGAAGTTGTATCAAACTGAAGTTTATCCAGATCCAGAACGTGGAATTGTTTATGGAGATAATGCAAAAGCACTTCCAATACTAACAGACATTGCTTACAAGTGTGGACTTAGAACTAGGGTCGGTGTTAGTGTTGTTTATCCTGGAAAGCATATTGGATGGCATACTGATAATGATCCAGCAACTGAAGACACAGTAACATTGAGGGGATTGTGGGGACTGGATATTAATAACACTAGTGATGAATATGCATTTTTATCTCTTAATGTAAGAGGAGATATGCCAACAGAACACTTTGAAAATAATAAGTTTATTATGTTCTGGGGAAGGACGACCCATATGGTTTACAACACATTGACAACTCCCAGATATTGTCTTTGTTTTGATATAAAAGTAAATATAGACGATATTCTCTAAATATATAAAAAGAATATCTTCTGGGGTATTATGAGACCACTGATTCTAATCGGTTGTTTTTTTCCCATAGCGTTAATCTGGATAGTAATGAAACTATCCGTATGGATTGCTGCTGTTAATTCTGAACAAGAGTATGTCAGAGAAGACACCAAACGACCACATGGACCCTACATGGCAAATGCATATGCAGATGTTGATGAAGAGGAAGAGGAATATGGAAGTAAAACAGATTATCGATAACACTTTGTTTGAATACTATTCTGAAAAAGGTTTACCAGTTCCAAACTGGAAGAGAAATAAGGATCCTCAGTGGTGGATAAATTATCTTCAGGAATTGGGTATTGACAAAAACAATCCTTGAGTATATAATTACTAAATCGCATTCCTCTTTAGCTCAGCGGTAGAGCGAACGACTGTTAATCGTTTGGTCCCTGGTTCGATCCCAGGAAGGGGAGTCGGGTAGGTGTCCGAGTGGTTAATGGAGGTGGACTGTAAATCCACTGGCTCTGCCTACGGGGGTTCAAATCCCTCCCTGCCCACCTGGAGAGGTGGTCGAGTGGTTTATGGCACTGGTCTTGAAAACCAGCGATGTGCAAGCATCCGTGGGTTCAAATCCCACCCTCTCCGTTGACATGATACATATCATATGATATTATGTCCATATCGGGAGATTAGCTCAGCGGTAGAGCGCCTGCCTTACAAGCAGGATGTCACTGGTTCGATCCCAGTATCTCCCATGCATTAGGTAAAGGTCATGTTAGTACGATGCAAAAATTGTAACTTAGAATTAAGTTCACATCCAGTTAAAACTGTCTCTTGTGGTTGCCCAAATATGACAACTCTTAGAGGAGATATTATAACTGCAAACGATTTATCTCTGGTTGTTATTGTTGAAGGCAACAAAGAGATTAAAAAACCAGACACACTATCTCAGGAAGATAGGGTCTGGCAAGAGAATCGTCGTAAAAGAAAAGTTCGTAAACTTGATTTTGAAGTTAGATAGGATGCATATCTAAGTCTTCTCCAATAATAGCATATTGCATACCGTCTTCTTTTAACTCACCAAATTTAAAGACCTTCTTGGAGAGTATACTTCTCTGGAAGGTTCCTTCTTTTTCTGATTCCTCATTGAATCCCTTATCAAATTTAATCCCAAGTGGATGGGACACGATAATGTCTCCAGGTTGAGCATGGATACCATCTAACCATTCATGCTTAAGGATTAATTTTCTAAACTTCTTGAATGCAGACACTAAGATACGTGCTCTCTCTTCAATTGTGAAGAGGGTTGGATCGGTAACATATTCTGCTTCCCATCCCATTTCACCAAGTCTTCCTGGTTCTCCATACTTGATATTATCCATCAAGTTCCTCATTCTTCTATCCAATTCTTCTCTAGGTATCCCAGATAGAAGGCAAGTTTTTAATTCCACTTGCAAGTAACTTTTCTTGCTGTAGTATGGAACGATGAACGGACACAGATTAATTTGCTTCTCTCCGAATACAAATGGCACTTTAATCTGCAGTTTGTCACCAGGCTCAAACAATTCATCGTTGTCAGAGTACCCTAGTTCCAATAAATACTTATCAATGAGACTCATGAGTGATTTAGATATTCATATTGAATTATACCATACAACCCAGTAATTTTTTGTTTTGTTAAGATTTAACAATTTATTTCAATTGTTATCATTCTTAGTCTAATAAGACGTTGACAACATGATACAAACTATATAAACTTTAAAAGTAAACGTAGCACTGTGCCTGAATGGATCCATCTACAACACCATTAATTGGTTTTTATTTGACTATTGTCCTCCTTGTCCTCATGGTAGCTTATGCTGGGTTTGAGGGAACTATGAGAGTATTCTCTTACTTGGATCTTCAAATTAGATATGCATTTATTCGACTCCAAATGTTTTATATGGGGTGGAATTTGAAGCGTCAATTAATAAAAGACACAAAGAACTACGAAAGATTTATAGAGGAAACTAAAAATGACCAACGATAGAGAGATGTCCGATCTCAAACTTGAGAGAAAGGAATGTCCTAAGTGTGGTGCTGTTTGGATAAATGGAGAACATCGCTGGTCTGGTACAGCAAAAAAAGGAAACGAACTTGATCTTGCTGGACTTGTATGTAACAAACTTGGTGATGAAACCTGCATAAATCCGTGCAAAGGTATGGGAGGAGGAGTAACATGGGCAGATAGGTTGGAGCAGTTAGAAAAGGACTATCCAAATGACTGAATCAAAAAGCGACCCACTGATAACAAAATCGGAATGTCAGGAGATGATTGATGCTGCCATACGCCGTCATAATAGGAATGCTTCGATTATTAGTATGTGTGTTGGTTGGGTTGTTCTTGCACTTTTTGCTGAAGGTCTTCTTCGACTTATTGGAGTAATACCCCCTGTACTGCCATGGCTCAACATTACCTTGAATTAATTGGTATTGTTTTACTGTTGGTGTTTGCCGTCACAATGTTCTATCAGGGAACATTAATTATGACAGGCAAACGTGGTTATAGGCACTGCGAACGAGAAAAACAAAAAATGGATAATGCTCGTAAGCAAATAGAAGATCTCTTTAAAGACAAATGACTGAAGAAGACTTGCAGGAACTACAAGACAGAGTTCAGGAATTAAAAATTAGGTATCTATTTGAAGAGCCTTGTCCTCTCTATGAGGAGTTTGAAGATGAACTGGACTGAATTTATTGATTTTATTGCAAGTGTTTTATATCTCTATGTTGCTTGGTTGAGTGGTATCTTGTTGGGATATATCATAGGTAAAAGAGAGGATAAATAATCAAACAATTTTTTAAAAGATTATGTTTATTGACCCAGAGTTAAGTAAATTAGATACTAAAATCTTTACCGACAATTATGGTGCAATAAGAGAAGATTTTATTAAGTGTAGAAACTATGAATATTTCATTGATTATTCTCACGATTATGATTTGACTGCTGCTGATGATGACTTCCTTGGATTTGTTCCCACACTAACTGAGGAATATCCATGGAAAGTTTCTCCACTAATCTTCAATAGAAAAGATATAAAAAGAACACCAAAGTTTTGTAGGGAATGTTTTACAACAGAACTTTTACTTAATCAACCAATTAAACCAGTTCTCGCAGTATTCTCTATTTTAGAACCAGGAGCAGAGTTAGAACCTCATTCTGATGGGGATGAGAGAATTGATCCAAGGTACGCGAACTCAAGTGTAATTAAATATCACTTCTGCCTTGATATCCCTGCTGATGGTGAGTGTGGTTTAGTTGTCAATGATGAACAGAGATTACTTAGTAATGGTGATCTCAATCTGTTTGATGAGAAACAATATTCACACTATGCATACAATACATCATCTTCCCGTAGAGGAGTTTTGATCGCATCTTACATTAGAGATGAGGTTTTAAATAGTTGACAAGGATTCGTGGATATCCTATACTATCCACATACATCGGGATGTAGCGCAGTTTGGTAGCGCATTCGCTTTGGGAGCGAAGGGCCGCAGGTTCAAATCCTGTCATCCCGATTGTTAATCATTTTAACTTGATTGCACAATGTACGCCAAGAAATATAATCCTCCCGAACCAGTTGTTCAGGGAACACATAGAGTTGCAGATCAACCCCTTGTATATTATAGAGAAGTCCTTCCATCTGGATTAGTAGACTTAATGGTCGAAGAACTTCGGGAGATGGAAAAGTTTAACGTCCCATTCCAAGATGCGGAAGTTGGTGGGGATAATTATGGACGTATGGATCATGCTGTCCGTAATTCTAAGTTGCATTGGTGGACAGAAGATCATTGGGTATGTAGTGTAATATCCCACTATATTGGTCTTGCAAATAAAACTTATTGGGAATATGATTTAAATATGCTTGAGAGTATACAGATATCTGTATATGATAAAGATGGGCATTATGATTGGCATAGTGACTATGGAACATCCGTGAAAGGAACCTGGACTAGAAAGTTAAGTGCCAGTGTTCTTGTAAGTGACCCTACGGATTATATTGGTGGAGATTTGGAGTTTATTGATTACCATGGAAATCTTGTAAAGGCACCAAAAGAAAAAGGTAGCGTTATTGTATTTGACTCTAGAATTCCACACAGAGTAACACCCGTCACACATGGACGACGTGTGTCTCTTGTAACTTGGATGTATGGACCTAAACTAAAATGACACCTTGGCCTCGCTTCGCTGAAACCCCATTTAAGAAGATTAAAGTTCCACAAGAACTTTATGTTGAGATGATGCTTGCCTACAATAAAGCACGTTTTAATGAGATACAGTACGATGCTTATTTTGATGATGACTATCAGATGATAGTCTCTGGAGGATCTGTTAGCATACTTAATTCAAACAATCCATTTTATCTTAGGGCAAGCATACCCAGACATATCTTTAATAAGTGGGGAGAACAGTTGCAACCTCTATTAGAAGAGTGGTCGGGAACAGAACTGAGATTCATACAGGGATATGGTATACGATCTTATGTAAAAGATTCTATTCTCGCTGTTCATAGAGATGAAATTAAAACCCATATAATTAGTGCTATAATACATATTGATGAATACCCAGATGTAAAATGGCCATTAGATTTTCTTGATCATGAAGGTCAACATCACCAAGTAACCTTTGATCCTGGTGATATGTTAATGTATGAGAGTCTGTGTGTACACGCTAGGGAGACTCCATTCGTTGGAGAATTTTACAGAAATATGTACTTCCATTGGTGTCCAGCAGATTGGAATCCAACACCATATCAAAACAATAGATTAAGATACACATCCATTGAGGAAGCAAAAAGTGAGTACCAATTCAACACAGTCAGAAGAACAAACTAGTATTCCATTTTACACCGTGGAACACTGGCAAGATAATTGGGATGCTCTTCTTGAGAGAGTTGAGCAAGGTGAAACTATAGGAGTAGAGAATTTAGAGACTGGGGATCGAGCAGTAATGGTTCCTGCAGACGATGAACTTCTCAGATTGTATACTGACCATAATGAAGGATCATGAAAATTGTAGATAATTTTCTTGATAAAGAATATTTTGATTCTATTAAAAGTTTTTTAACTTCTAATGATTTCCCTTGGTATCTATCAAAAGGAATATCTGAAGAAGGATCACAAGGAATATATTTTACTCATACTTTTTACGAAAATTATATTCCAAAAAGCGAACACATTGGAGTATTTGGTGCATTTATAAATACACTTCAACCAAAAGCAATTATGAGATTGCGTGCTGCTTTGCATTCTAAAACTAATGAATTAGAATGGCATGGTATGCATAGAGATTATCCATTTGAGCATAAGGGATGTATTTTATATCTCAACACATGTGATGGATACACTGGATTTACTAATAATAAAGTTGAGTCTATTGAGAATCGTGCGTTGTTTTTTAACCCAGGCGAATCTCATTGCAGCACCTCCTGCACCGATCAAGACTTTCGTGCTATAATCATCATGAACTACTTTTAAGGGACTGTCGCCTATTGGTTAAGGCCCACTGCTTATAACGGTGTGAACTGGGTTCAATTCCCAGCAGTCCTACCAGCTCCTTTAGCAATCTGGTGAATGCAGCGAACTCATAATTCGCCTGAGGCGTGTTCGATCCACGCAAGGAGCACTTGACAGATCTCTGTCAAACCAGTACAATGTTCTTGTCAACATTCAAACCAATGACTCTTACATCAAAGTTCAAGAAAGACATCAGCACTCTCCGTGCTGCTGCAAGCGGCGATCTTTACCTTGACGTAAAAAACCCAAAACTCTTTAAAAAAGTTCGTCGGTATTACGATAATGAAGGTGTAGTTTTTTCTGGCGATCCCCTTGATGACTATGACATTCTTATGGAGTGCATTGCTCAAGATCTTGAATCTGTAGAAGTTGCCTAACGTTTCCTAGTTCGTAAAACTAGGTGGTGGAGTCAATGACCCTTTAAAAATGCAATTAACTAAAGAACAAATCCAATCTAACGAATATCTACATCAAGATTTTATCTGTGCTTGGGACAATCTAATCCCTGATGATTTCTGCGATTGGTTAGTGCATTACATAGACAATTCTGGATATCTTAGTCCCAGAAGAATTACGTATCTTACCGATAAACAAGTTGAGATGCATAACTTTTCTCCTGGAGAAGCAGATTTCCTTCAAGGAATTGTAAACCAATGTGCTACTGAATATATGGATAAGTATCCATATTTACAATCAAACTCATACAGCAGTAGTTGTGTTCTTCTCCAAAAGACTGAACCAAAAGAAGGATTTCATGCATTCCATTGTGAAGACTCTGCTTGGAATACTCAGACGAGAACTCTTGCTTGGATGGTTTATTTGAACGATGTTGAAGATGGTGGAGAAACAGAATTTCTTTATCAGCAACTAAAAATTAAACCAGTAAAGGGAAGAATTGTTATTTGGCCAGGATCTTTTACTCATCTACATAGAGGTAATCCTCCAATGAGTAACAAGTATATTGCTACTGGTTGGTACGCTGGAGCGCAAGGTCTTGAAAAAAGATTTTTCTCCCCTAACGATTCCTCATCTTGAATGGCATGTTACACACTCTTGTAATTTTACATGTCAAGGATGTGGACATTACACAAATGATGGGTACAAACAGAATATAACCTTAGAAACTCTCAAAGGATGGTATCTCTCTTGGAATAAGAGAATCTTCCCTAGAGAGTTATCTATGTTGGGAGGAGAACCTCTCCTTAATAAGGAGATTGTAGATATAATCTACATGACAAAAGAAGTCTGGGATATCCAGGATAATCAGGAATTTGAACTTGTATCCAATGGACTTCTTTTTAGTAGGGTTGATGGTTTAGCAAAGGCATTAATAGACACAGACTGTATACTTACAATTACAAAACACTCAACAGATCCAAATTACATTCGATTGTTTGATGACTCAATTAAATGTATTGAGGAGTCTGGAGTAAAATATAGAATTCATGATGCATCTGAATATTGGTTGAAAACATATTCTGGGTACGGTTGTTCTATTGAACCAATTCAAAGTGATGACTATAAAATGTCCTGGGACAATTGTCCAACAGGGCAGGAGAATTTTATTCTTCAGGATAATAAGATATATAAATGTGCAGCACTTGCATACCTTCCATTGCAAAAGCAAAAGTATGGTGATAAGTTGTCTGCGAAGTGGGATCCATATCTCAAATATGATCCACTATTACCAGATGCAACTAATTTAGATGTGTTGGAATTTTTCACTAGAACTGCCGAACATGTTTGTTCGATGTGCCCTAAACATAAAAATCTCTTTACAAAAGAAACCCCTCTTCATTCGCCGCGATACGTGAGAAGTTTATATGAAACCGACAGATGAGATATTGATAGTTGATGATCTGTTTGATGAATTAACAGTAAATCAACTATACAAAGAGTGTCAAACACATTTTGAAAAAAATTTAATGTTTGATGATGACATTGAGATTACAAATTCTATAGTTGATTGTCATGGATTGGCATTATCTGAGAGTATGTACTTTCCATATTCTGTAAACTGTTGGAATATTTTGTGTCTGAAGATAAAAAAGTACGTTGTAGAATATTGCAATAAGTTTGGGTATGATGAATCATTTGTAATTCCATTCTCATGTTGGGCAGAAAGGTCTGCTACAGAGACAACAGTTGACCCAGATTTGTTGGATGGGTACAAGTATGTTTTATATGAGGGTGGTGTCTTTAAGGATGATGGATTTGAATACTTTAGAGACCGACCTCAAAAAGTAGAAGATCATCAAGTTAAAAAACATCTATTGAGATCTGTATATAATTTGCATAGTCCAGATCCATTCTTTGGTACTTCTGTGTTCTTCCCTTCTGGTGAAAGAAGAATACCTGCCAAACCAAATAGGTTAATAATCTATGATGGAGGAAGTCATCCAAGCACACATTACTACCCTAGAAAGGGATCAAATACATTTTACTTTGAAGATCATTCTGTAGGTAAATATAATATTGTTTTTGATTGGTATATCAATGAACCATTCGATGTCCCAGATTGGATTCTTCCTTAAGCGTTGTCAATACAATCTACAACAATAGTAATTCTTGGATAGTTTTGAGCAACCTCTATGGGCGGATATATTGCTGTATGGTAAAGTTTTGGATTGAATATCAGTAGACTATTCTCTTCTCCATCATTTTGGAATATTTTTTTATCAGTTAATTTTACAATCGTTCCATATTTTGGATCTGGATTCTTTAAGTAATAAACCATTCCTATTGGATTGTTTTTGTGAGAATGCATATTGCCAAAAACATTATGTTGTCTCAGACGCTTCCTCAAATCTTCCTTTGTATGAGTACCTGGAAACTCTATGTCTGCAATTCTAGTAATCCAAGAAGAGTGTACTTTTATTGAGGGTAAATGGATATCTGCTATGGTGCAGTATTTGGCAATATGCCTTCTTATTTCTGAATAGAACTTTTGCCAAAGTTCGGAGGTTACAAATTCGTTAATTGATAGTAATTGATTAGATGCCTCTGGAGGATATACTTCTTCTGTGATGGGTTTCCGTGTAGTCTCTAACCAATACACTGCAGAATCATATAATTCCGATAGCATCTCTTCAGGAATTACATCAAATGCTTTGTAAAAATAACTATCTTCGTGCTTTTTTACCTGTATAGTCTTAGACATTCTTCACCACTTTCGATAGTAGTATTTATTGGCAGTCTGTGTTATACTCGATAGATACAATGCCTAAACTATGAAAACAGCACTGATTACTGGAATCACAGGGCAGGATGGTTCATATCTTGCCGAACTACTTATTGAGAAGGGATATATGGTTCATGGGATTGTCCGAAGGGCATCTCTTATTAATACTCATCGTATCGATCACATCTTTAATCATCCACAATTAAAACTTCACTATGGCGATCTAACCGATGCTGGTAACCTAATTCATGTTATTCAAAAAACAAAACCAGATGAGATTTATAATCTTGCTGCTCAGAGTCATGTAAAGGTGTCTTTTGAACTTCCTGAGTACACTGGTAATGTTGATGGACTTGGAACTCTACGTATTCTTGAAGCAGTAAGGATCCTTGAGATGGAAGATACCTGTAGAATTTATCAGGCATCCACTAGTGAGTTGTATGGACTTGTTCAAGAGGTTCCTCAGCGAGAGACCACTCCTTTTTATCCACGTTCTCCCTATGGTGTAGCAAAACTTTATGCCTATTGGATTACTAAGAACTATCGGGAATCTTATGGGATGTATGCATGTACTGGGATTCTCTTTAACCATGAGTCTCCTCGTCGTGGTGAAACTTTTGTGACTCGTAAAATTACCAAAGGTCTTTCTAAGATTAGTTGTGGTCTTCAAGATTGTTTGTATCTTGGCAATCTTAATGCTAAAAGAGATTGGGGACATGCAAAGGACTATGCTGAAGCAATGTGGTTGATGCTTCAGCAAGACACCCCAGACGATTATGTAATTGCTACTGGTGAGCAGTATTCTGTAAGGGAGTTTGTTGAGAAGTCTGCAAATTACTTTGGCATGAGTATTGAGTGGCAAGGAGAAGGTTTGGATGAGATTGGTATTGATAAAAATACTGGAAGAATCGTCATCCGAGTGGACGATAAATACTTCCGTCCCGCCGAAGTTGAGTCTCTCTTGGGAGATGCAACAAAAGCAAAAGAGCAACTAGGTTGGGAACCAAAAATTACTTTTGATGGACTTGTTGAGGACATGTGTATCTATGGACAGTGATTCTAGAATTTTAGTTGCAGGTGCCAATGGACTAGTTGGATCTGCAATTGTGAGGAACTTAAAGAGTAAGGGGTATTCATACGTCATTGAAGCAACTCGCAAGGAGGTTGACTTTACTGATCAAGTTCAAACTGAGACTTATTTTGGTTCCGTAGAACCAGAATATGTTTTTCTTGCCGCCGCCAAAGTCGGTGGAATTATGGCAAATAAAACATATCCTGCAGATTTTATGTATCAGAATCTAATGATTCAAACAAATATCATTAATTCTGCATATAAGTATGGATGCAAAAAATTAGTATTCCTTGGTTCTTCTTGCATTTATCCAAAGCACCCCAACATTCCCATTACTGAAGATCAGTTAATGACTGGACCTTTGGAACCAACCAATGATGCATATGCCATTGCAAAGATTGCTGGTATTAAGATGTGCCAAGCGTATCGCCAACAGTATGGGTTTAATGCTATCTGTCTTCAACCTACAAATCTGTATGGAGTAAATGATAATTTTGATCCAGAATCCAGTCATGTTATTCCTGGGATTATGCGTAGGATGCATGAAGCAAAATTAAATAATGATTCTGAGTTCTGGTGTTGGGGAGATGGATCTCCTCTTAGAGAATTTCTTTACATTGATGATATGGCAGAAGCGTGCTATGCTTGTATGGAAATGTACAATGATTCTGATATTATTAATATTGGAACTGGTACAGACCTCTCTATCAAAGAATTGACAGAAGTTGTTGCTACAGTTGTTGGATTCACTGGGTACATTAAGTGGGATACATCTAAACCAAATGGAACTCCCAGAAAGGTTATGAATGTAGATAAACTTTTGGGACTTGGGTGGGAACCAAAGGTTGATATTGTAGAAGGATTAACAAAAACTTACGAATGGTTTAAAAAGAATTATGATCGGATTTAATAATCTAGGTAAACTTGGTAGATTGGGTAACCAAATGTTTCAGTATGCTTCTCTGAGGGGCATTGCTGCTAAGAATGGTTACAACTGGATGATGCCACCACCAGCAGACAATCCCAATAACCATGATGAGTGGCGAGATCATCAACTGTTCTATCCTTTTATGATGTCTTCAGTTGAGAATCTTAACGTCCAATATGTTTGTGGCAGAAGACCAACTGTAAAGGAATCTACATTTGGTTTTGATGATGGGTTGTATAGTAGTTGCCCCAAATGGGTAAACATCGAGGGTTATCTTCAAAGTGAAAAGTATTTCAAGGATATTGAAGATGTTATTCGTGAAGACTTTACTTTTAAACCTCAGTTCCTTAGACCCTCTCGCTCGATGATTACATCTTGCGAAGAACCGATCTCACTTCATATTAGAAGAACTGATTATCTTCAGTTGTCTCATCATCATAATAATCTTGGGTTAGAATATTATGAAGAAGCACTGACTCACTTTGACAATGATAGGACAGTGGTTATCTTCTCAGATGATCCTGAATGGTGCAAAGAGCAATCTCTATTTGAAAGTGATAGATTCTTGGTTGCAGAGGGCAACATCAATTATGTTGATTTATGCTTAATGACTTTGTGTAAGTCTCATATTATTGCAAACTCATCATTCTCCTGGTGGGGAGCATGGTTAGCGAAGAGTGATAAAGTTATTGCTCCAAGCAAGTGGTTTGGTCCTGATAATCAACACCTAGATACTACAGATCTTTATTGCCCAGATTGGATTGTAATTTAATGAAAGTCGCTATTATTTTTATTGGAACCGAGAAGTATCTTAACTTCCTTCCAGCATGGTATGAGAGTTGTGAGCAATTCCTGTTGCCAAACATTGAGAAAAAGTATATAATCTTTACTGACGGTGAGATTCCAGAATCTCCAGATAATGCTATTGTATATCATCAAGAGCATTTAGAATGGCCATATATCACTTTGTATCGTTTTAAGATGATTCAGAAGTGCTTTGATGACATTCAAGATTGTGATTGGTTGGTATTCCTAGATGCGGATATGCGTGTTGTTGACACAGTAAATCCTGAAGATTTACTTGATGATACTAAGAAGTACATTGGTGTTCATCACCCATGTCACTATCTTAATATGCCACCACACAATGAACTGCCTGGGGCATTTGATGTTACAATGCTATCAAATGCTTGTGTATCTGAAGATGATGATCTTTCGGTTTATGTTCAGGGATGTCTGTGGGGAGGAAAACTTCCTTATGTTCTTGATATGATTAAAGAACTTGATCGCAGAACAACAGAAGATGAAGCAAATAACATTATTGCCACATGGCATGATGAAAGTCATCTCAATAAATTTTATATTGAACATAGAGAAGATGTATTTGTTGCTTCTCCCAGTCTTGCATACCCAGAAGTGTTTGCTAAGGCGTGTACCTTTGAACCAAAAATTGTTCACCTAGCAAAAGATAATAGTAAGTATCATGTCTAAAATTGCTATGATTTACTCGGGTCAACCGAGGCATTTAAAAGAATGTTATGAGAACCATTTGCAAACTTTTTGGGAAGCAAATCCAGATTGTGAGATAGATGTTTTTGCTCATATTTGGTATGATGAAGCATGGGTTGGAACTTATTTTTGGGATCAATATAAGGATCGTGGTCGCTGGGAAGCAGATCTAAAAGACTTTATGGTAGAGAAGTGGCAACCAAAGGGTCTTGTCTTTGAAGAACCAAAAGAATTTGAAGCAGAAGACATTCACCCTGATCCCAGATTTCCGCACCCAGTCAATAACATCATTTCGATGTTCTATAGTTTGAGTGAAGCAAACAATCTAAAAAAGAAGTACGAGGAAGAAAATGACTTTAGGTATGATTGTGTTATTCGATTACGAACTGATGAATACTTTCATACACCAATTGGGTCGATCAGTAATTATGATTTAAATACTGTCAATGTCCT